AGCGAAGCCCAAGGAATCGGGGCAAGAATATCAGAACTCTCGGAAAAGTATGGCGGAAAGCGATTTAACGAACTCTTTGATGACTCAGAAGCAGCGGGAGAAATTGCACTCTTATCAAGAGAAACTGGTCCGAGCTTTGATGAGTTAGCAGGGTACGATAGAACTAGTGTTGATGATCCAGGCCAAAGATTTCAATCTCCTGTTCCTGAATACGCTCCTAAATTAAATAGAGATATGAAAACCTTTATTAAACGAAATAGAGGTGCAATACGAGCTACTGGTTCTAATGTGAGTGAAACAATTACATTAAGTAGAGTTGTTCGAGGACCAAAAGGTCAGTTTGAATCAATTGCAGAAAATTATGTAATTGATAGAGAAACAGGAAATTTAATTAGCGAAGACCTTCAAATTGAAATAGGTGAGCAATTAGACAGTTGGGGTAAGCAATTAGGTAGAACTCGTACTGCAGCTAAAGCATTAGCTATTGAAAGACAACGCGCTCAAAACGATTGGAATGCAACACAGCCTCCTGAAGACCCGTCTTTATTAGATCGCATGTTAAGCAACGTAGTACGTGGTCGTTTTAATCCTAATGCTGCTGCATTAGCTCTTGATTACACGCAAGCTCGTAGGCAAATTGGCGATGCCGTTTCGTATCAAAAAGATAAAGATTTTTATGAAGCAAGAAAAGGCAGTCTTGCGATTGAAGATAGGAAGACTGGAATAGTATCTTCTGTTGAAGGATTAATTCAAGTACGTCCGTATGTTGATTATGCTGGAGTACGACACGAAGGTTTAATGACTTACGTTCCTCCGGGAAAAACTATTAAAAAAACAGTTATGACTCCAGATGGAGAAAGAATTGAAGCTGTTGTTTTTGATGCTAGGGACCCAGAAGTGTGGGGTGCTGAAGGAGTTGATTCTTGGAATAATTTAATGGTTCCGCTTGAGCGAGTAAGAATTGCAGAAGAAATGCAATTAGATGATGCAGGACGCTCAATTACTCAATTTGATTTAGCGGAAGCAGCGCAAGAACAACGGCGCGTAGGTCAAGGAATAAAAGAATCAGGTTGGATTCCTTTAGGGGACTTTATTGAAAATTCTAATTTACATAGAACTCCAGACGGTTCTACATTATTAGGTTCGTATGGGCTAGGTAGGCAATTTCAGTTTACTGAGACTATTGATGTTCCGTCATTACGTCGTGGAGGTCTTGATAAAACTCAATTTACTAAACGAACAGGTCGTGCTGCTCCGGGTTTTAATGACAAAGAACTGCAGTTCAATATANAAGAATTAGCTTTTAATAATCAAAGTCTTGATTTTTCAAAAAGCTTAACTCAAATGATTGCAACAAGACTTAAAGCAGGTCTTGATTCTTTAAACGCTCAAAACTTTAAGAACGATGTTTCTAAGATTGGAACTACTGCATACGAACAATTAGCGATTTCAAATCCTGGACTTTTGCAACAACATGCATCAATTATGGCAAAGCTGTATCGAGCTATTGATCCAGATAATGATGTATCTGCTAAAGCTGAGCGCAAAGCTATTGACCAAATGGATAAGTACGCTACACGTATTTTAAATAAAGTAGAAAATGAGTTAGATAAAATGGCTAACGATAAAAAGTTTGATCGTTTTAGTGCTCGTGAACTTCAAGCAAATATGCGTGAAATTAATGACGCAATGCTTGAGTTTTCTGATTTAAATTTACAAGTTGAACGGTTAGTTATTCAAGGTCGACAAATGCGTGGCCGTCAACAAGTATTACAAAATCAGTTAACTGGTACAAGTTCTCTTCCAGAAGGTGCTGGTGGTCGAGTTGTACCAGAAAATGAAATTTTTGATTTGGAATACAATCCAGGCCGAAAAAGATGGTTGGAAAACAATGAAAATTACATCCGCGCACAAAGTTGGGATAAAATCCTTCAACGTTTAACGGCTCAAATAACCGTAAAATACAATTTATTAGCTCAAGAATTTGCTCAGTATGGTTTACCGCTACCCGAAAGTCTTGCTCGATTAGAAGGCAATCTTCCAGGGGAACGCCCTCCTACTTCAATAGGTGAAATCGGAAGAACAGAAGTAGATCGATTAGGTCGCGCAACTGAGCGTAATTTAAATATGCAACTAGAAGAACAGTTGCAATTACGTGGGTTAACTGAAGATGCATGGGCTTTAAAAATGCCTGTAAAAAAAGGTATCGCAGGAAGCGATACTTCGTATTATGTTACTGATGAATTAATAATAAATTTATTAAAGCGTAAAATAGGCCCTAATTTTTATAGAGATATTAAAGATTATTACAAAACAACAGAGTCTCCTAGATATCGAAATTTACGTGAATGGAGATCAGATGTAATACCAGTTTCAAAGTACGATTTTGCTGGCAGCCCAACAGAAGATCAAACAGTTTATGCGCCAATAGTTCAACTTGTTCTTGAAGGTATGAGCCGTGGCAAAATAAAACGTGATGTAATGGGTCCAATGCTAGAAAGCCCTTATCAAGGTGAGCATTTAGCAAAAATGCAGGTAGAGCTTCTTTCAATGTCTAGAGCCGCAAATGATGGTATGGGCATACAAGGTCGTGAAGCATTAGAAGATCAGATAGATAGTATTGGGCGACAGCTTAGTGGCACTACGGTTGAATTTAGTAAAAAAATTAGAAACGAATACTTGAATTTAAACAAACTTTACATTGATTTGCTGCGCGAAAAAGGTAATATTACTGAAGAACTATCTACAATCACCCAACTTAATGCTGACCAAAAAATAAATGTTCAAAAAGCGCGTGAAGGTGGAACTGCTGAACGGGCAAAAGCTATTGAGAAAATACAATCTCGTGATGCTATGCAGATATCAACGGCTCAATATAATACTAAAAAAGAAATGGTTAGGTATGCACAGCGCATGTTTAACCAGACAGGTGCGTTTAATAAATACATTAAGAATGTTACTGATAAACAAATAGCGCGTGAAAAGAAAAGAGCAGACGCATTTGTGACTGCTAATAAAGAACTTATTGACGTTACGGAAAGTATTAACCAGTTTGTTACACGATTTAATAATCAATTAGGATTAGAAAGTTTAAGTAAATTAGCGCCACAAATCGGGAATCCAAATTTGCGAGTAATGCCAGATGTAGCAAGAGAATTTGCTTCTAATGCACAATTAATGCCTCAAGAGGCTCCTACTGGACCGCTTAAAATCCTTTCTGATTTAAACGCAGANATGCGTCAAATTTCAGCAACACTAGACTTTTCAGGTACAGCAATACAAGGAATCTTTGCTGCTGGTGCTNATCCGATAGAGTTTGCTAAAGCGTGGACTATGGTTACAAAAAGCGTAGTTGCTGATAATGATGCTTGGTATAACTGGATGAAAGCAAATGAAGATTTAATTGATGAATACTTACGACTAGGTGGAGTATGGACACATCCAGGAGGGTCAGAAGAATTCTTTTTAAGAGCTAACACTCCAGTAATATCTGGAATATCTCGTATAACTAATCAAACTGAACTTACTAGAAAACTAGGGGAAACATTAGGAAAAGGTCGAGATTTATCGAACATGCATTTTTCGCGTATTGGTAATGCGAATCGAATGCTTATGTTTAAAAAATGGCGCGAAAGTAAAGGTTTTTATAAATTACTAAAAAACAAAGAAATGCCTATAGAAGAACAGCNTGAAGTTGTGAAAATGATTAATGCTGCTACTGGTTATGCGTCTGATTACAATCCGGGAACTATTGCACAAGCAGCATTATTTGCTCCTAGGTTTTTTGCATCTCAATTAAAAATGTTAAGTGGTGCAGCTACAAGAAACGATACGGCTGGTCAACTAGCTCGCAGGTTAATGATGACTACTATGATGACTGGTGCAGTTATTGTTGAATCTTTAAACAGTGCTAGAGGTGAAGAAACTGATTGGCGACCAATGAAGTTTACAAGACAAGGAACCGCATACTGGAATACAAACTTTATGCGTATTCGTAATGTCGGCGGTCGAGATGTTTCGTTGTTTGGTCCATATGATTCATTAGCAGGGTTGCTAGTAACTGGAATGGCTCAAGGTCCAGAATCAATGATAACTAAAGGGTTACGTCAAAAAGCAAGTCCTGTTTCTCAACGTGTATATGATGCGTTTCAAGGCAGTGATTTTTATGGAAATAAAATTACATTTAATATGCTAAACGATACATCTGGCACAATTAATACTGTTCGCAATATGGCTCAAAATTCATACACTCCGTTTTATGTATCAGATGTAACTGAAGATATTGTTGATGGGCGTACAAGTGTGGGTTCAATACCATTAGCTGCAGGTGCGTTTCTGGGATTAAAGACATCTCCTCTATCTCTTTCTGAAGTAATGCAAAAGGATGTTATTGCATGGGTTGATGAATTGACTCCTGAAATAAAAATGGAATTAGGGTTGATATATGAAGATGGTGGCACACTATCTGAAATGGAAATTACTAAATACTCAGATTTAACAGGTGCGGCTCAAGCGGCGTTTAATGAGGTACATCCTGATAACAAACAAAGATTAACAGAGAATCTTGAACGATTAGCTACTAGTGGTGATGTAGCAGCTATTTCTAGATTAAATAAAATTATGATTGAAGAAACTGCTGAACGAGATCAAGAAGCATTAGCTGATGCATTTTTAAGATGGAGAGGTAATGTTCCTGACCCTAATTTAGGTTATGTAGTTCCTGTAGACATTTCGAAAATTCTTGCTGAAATAACTAATATTAGGTATCGCTCGTGGAAAGCGCGTAAAACTCAAGATGAATTCTTTGAAACAGAAATAACTAATTCAACTTCAGACAATCCTACAACTCAAGCAGTTAGTCGTTATTACGACGCAATGGATTCCAGTTCAGTCCCAGGAACTAACGAAGTTGTTTGGCCTGAATTTAATAGAAAAGTCGGAGAGCTGTACAAAGAATTTACTCCTGAGCAAATAGCAATGATTGAAAATCGTTCGCCAGCTAAAATACATCCTGTATTTCAACCGTATTGGGATGCACGTCAACGAGTTAATCAAAGCGAATACTACCGTATCTCTGATCAGATTTACCAAAACCCTCAAGTACAAAATGCAATTGCGGCTGTAATTGGAGTAGAAAATACACCTCCATATTATGAATTGTTTAGCACAATGGTTGAAGATTTACGTGCAGATCCTGATCCGCAAAGGCAACAAATAGGAGTTATTTTAGGACAAATTATGAATAAATTCAGTCCTTTAGTTACCCGACAAAGACAGCAATTACTTATAACTGATTCTAGTTCAGGAGGGAGATTACGAGAAGACTTAGAACTAATTGGACGAATTAGACCTCAAGCTCAAGCAACGAATAGTTATAACCCATCATTTGGACCATCAATGGTTAGTGCTGGGAATTGACGAACTTATAAAAATACAAGACAATAATTGAAAGGAGAACCAAGTGGTTAACGAAGCTGCTCCCATTTCTCAAAGTAATATGGATGCTCCCAACGACGATCTAGATGTCGCTGAGGATACATTTATTCTTGAGGATGAAGACTCGGCAGAAGTTCTTGAGACGGAATACGCAACAAAAGATGAATTGGACAAAATGCGTCCAATGATCGGTCGCGCTACATCTGCTCTTGACCAACTTCAAAATCGTACAAATTCTATGGTGTCGCAAGATGATTTACAGACTGTGCGTCAGGAGATTAATCAACTTCGTGATTTGTTTGAATTAGGAATTCGAGACATGGCATCGGAAGATGTTATGAACGAAATCAGAAATCAACGATACGATATTGATAAACAAACTGAACGTGAGACTTTACGATCTGAGCTACTCCAAGAACTTGGTCAATCTAACGATACAACAAACGACTCACCAGATTTAAATGAGGCAGCCTTACAAACGGCTTCAAACCAAGTAATAGCATACGCAAGGGGTAAAGGAATCGATCCTAATCTTTTGTCTGCTGATACATGGAATATGAAGCCGGGACAAACTCTAGCAGAAGCAGTTAAAGATGCTGAAGATGCTATTGATAGTATGGCTAATGAAGATACTTCTTCTGCTCGACGCTCAAAAAGAAAGAGTGCCGCCCCCCAAAATGGAGCTTCGCCTTCTAGAGCAGGTGGTTCTACGTCATATCGAGGATTGAATCTTGAGAAATTGTCAAAAATGACGCAAAGCGAAATTGCTGCTCTCCCAAAAGAAGTAGTCGATAATGTTTTGCAAAAAGGAGTATAAGGAGTAATAGCTATGGCTATTGAAAATTTTATTCCTCAAATTTGGTCTGGCAGAATTCTCGAAAACCTAGATAAGGCGCATGTATTTGCGGCTCGTCTAAACCGCGATTATGAAGGAGAAATCAAGAACTTTGGTGACTCTGTGCGGATAAACAGCTTGGGAACAATAACCATTGCGGATTACACAAAGAACGGGACTATTAATAACCCCGAGACTTTGCAAGGCTCTGACATGGTTCTTGAAATTACACAAGCTAAATACTTCAATTTCGAGATTGATGACATAGACCGATGGCAGCAGAAGCCAAAATTGATGGACGCTGCCACGAGGGAAGCTGCATATCAGATGTCTGATGCAGTAGACACATATCTAGCAAGCGTATTGCAGGCTGGATCAACAAACAATGTAACTGGCGGTGGTGGTGCGGTATTAACTATCGGCACTGGCGCTGGTGAAACAAATGCATACGTATCTCTAGTAAACGCAGGTGTTGCGCTAACTGAACAAAACGTACCTACACAGGGACGTTGGGTTGTAGTGCCGCCATGGTTTGAAGGTATGTTGCTCAAGGATGACCGATTCGTATCATACGGTACTGTTGCTAACCGAGACGACCTGAAAAATGGTAACATCGGACGAGCCGCAGGATTTGATGTATATGTATCAAACAACCTGTCTTCACTAGGTGGTTTGGGTGTGAACTATTACATCCAGGCTGGTGTTGATATGGCTGCTACATTTGCTGAGCAACTTAACGATACTGAAGCATTCCGTCCAGAAGCAAGCTTCTCAGACGCTCTGAAGGGCTTGCATCTATACGGTGCTAAGGTAACTCGTCCATACGCATTGTGCTACATCTACGGCACTGAAGGTACATAGGGAGGATAGATAAATGGCTATAACAACAGTCACGGTAACTGACCTTACCCTTAATACTGAATCCGCAGATCTCAACACAGCCGCTTTAGGTACGTTAGGTACTTTAATAGTTACTGGCGCTGATGGTTTTAACGTTGACTTGAGCAACTACGGTGATAAGAAAATAACTTTTATTTTCACTGATCAAGGTGCTGGAGGTGACGATATAACTATGGTTGCTGGTAACAGGCCCCCTTCACAGAGGGCTGATCTAGGTACAACAGTTGTCACTATGGCAGCAAGCGATACCAAAGCAGTTTGTTTTGAAAACGCACAGTTTTTAGGGCAAGGTCTTGGTTGGTCTGTAGGCAACCATGAGCAAAATATGGCAGGGACAAGTGCAGGGAACGCTACATACGTTTTAGTATTAGCTACTCCGCGAGACCTCTAGTTTTGTAATAGAGTGTGGTAGGGTAGAACATGCTGGGGAGTAACTACCCTGCCACATTTAATTAGGAGAAAAATATGGGTGCAAGTGATCAATTAGAAAACAGTATCATTACACGCCTGATAGATGGCAATAGCTATCTAATGAGTCCCGATGCAACATATTACGCATCTCTGCATACTGCAGACCCAGGAGACACAGGCATAAATGAACTAACTACTACAAATGAATATGCGCGTAAGTCGTATACTACGTCAGGCGGTTGGAATGCAGCAGCTAGTGGTTCTACATCAAATTCAGGGTCAATAACATTTGCAGCTGCTTCTGGTGGCGATTGGGCGCAAGCAACACATTTTGGCTTGTGGAATCACGCTACAAATACTGCTGCTGCTAATTTTATTCTTTATGGGACTTTAACAAGTCCTATAACTTGTACAGATGGTGATGCAGTACAGTTTTTAGGCGGCTCTCCTGGAGCATTTGTTATTACCGTGGAGTAAGCGATGCCTACAGTAAACGGTCCAGACGAGATTACTACCTTAGAAGGTGGTAACGATAAAGTTTTTTATAGTAACAACAACGGAGCTATTATTGAGCTTCCGCTTGGTGTTGCAGGCACAGTGCTTACAAGCACAGATGCTACGTCGGCTCCTACATGGGCTGCTGTTGCTGGTGGCTCTATAGCTATGACTTCTACAGGGTCGATTACTGCGGGAGATATGGTTATTGAAAATACCGATGGAACCGTCAGCACTGTGACAAGTACGTTATCTAGTTGGGCGCTAAGTTCGACTGTTTCACTGTCGGGTTATGCCTACGGCATGAATCACAAAGCGGTATTTGATGACGCTAACGGAGTTACTTGTTATGCCTACAGAAACAGCAACGACTCAAACAACACATGGGTTGCTTTCGTTAGTGAGTCGGGCGGAACGGTCACAGTCTCAAACCAGCAAAAGATTCTGGACTACTCGAACCCGCTTGGGTCGGGACACACTTACGTACTTTGCGAACTTGGATATGACGACCACAATGATGTCTATTTAGCAATTTTCAAAAACAATAATACAGCGGCGATGTATGGGATGGCATTTACCTATAATGGGTCGAGTGTGACGCTTGGGTCCTTGACTTCGGTCGAAAGTACATACCTAAACAATGACGATAATTATGTAGGCATGTGTTGGGACACGACTAATAATGTATTTCATCTGACGATGAACACATACGACGCAACGAACCGCTACATTATCCAGTACATTAGCGTGACGAGTGGGCGAGTGATTAGCCCGTCATCATCGACAACTATTGCCAGTTCATCAGCTATCACTAATGCGTACTATCCGATTTGCTGCTGGGATTCTACAAATAACAAAGTATTCTGCGGATTCCAACCAGCGAATGCTTCGGAACATTACGATTATTATCCAGTGGCTTTTAATGGAAGTTCGTATACGGTCGGAAGCCTCACGGCAATTGGTGATGAACTTGCTTATTCAAAACAAGCGGTATTTGATGCAACTACAGGACAGGTCGTTGTGGCGTGGTCCAGTGGTTCCACAGGCTTCACGTATATGAATGTTGTCGATATGTCCGACGATTCGATAGGGACAGAAGTCAATATTAATACCACATTTAGCGGCGGGTCAGCCGCGACCAATTGGGCTTGGACGAATGACCGTTGGCTGTCTTCTAGGAATCAGTCGTTATTTATAATTAATTCGTCGGGCGCGTTCGCGATGCGTGGCGGGTCAAACTACGGAAGTTATGTGCTCGCGGGAACTGTCGGCGCAAGTAAATCACTCACCTTTAATTCAACATTGCTTTATAACACAGACTTGGCTACAACTAGCGCCTATCGAGGACAAGCCAACGCATGGGATTCAACTAGTGAAAAATTAATTACAATAATTAACACTTCAAGTGCTGGAAGCGTAGCTGCTGCTACTGTTGCAGGCGGCACAAGTGATGTTAATAAATGGCTCGGACTGGCTGAGTCAACTGTGGGCACAGGTGTCTCGGTGAATGTGACCCACATCGGGGGCGTTAATGAAAACCAATCAGGGCTAACAGTGGGATCTACTTATTACACAGAAGCGGACGGCACACTCACGGCGACTGGCCCGACGCTGACAGTAACGAACCAATGGCGCGAAGTTGGGAGAGCTATCACAGCAACTAATCTGCTCGTTACTGGTGCGGGCGATACGACCCAAAGTTACGACGATTAGGAGCATAATCCAAATGAAATTACTTGTTAAAGAAAACGGATTAATAGCGTTCATATTTAAGGACACCGATACGGTCGCTATTGACCAATTCAAATTATCGGTTACTGAAACTGACAAGGATGGCACTTCCCAAAGTTGGGAATCACCGAATCACAATAATTCAATGTATACAATTGTCGCGGATGTGACTGCTGAAATGTATCAACTTGCGACGCAAGATGACCCAGACTATTACATTATGCAAACGTATGAAGCAAACTTAAAGCGACGATAGGAGCCAGGAATGCCTACCGTAAATGGTCCAGATGAAATTACTACTCTAGCTGGTACAGCTGATAGGGTTATCTATCTTAACAATTCTGGTGACGTAACTGAACTTGCATTAGGTGCTGCAGGCACAGTGCTTACAAGCACAGATGCTACATCAGCACCTACGTTTTCTGCTCCAGCGGCGGGCGGTGCATGGACATTAGAAGCTGCTGATACAACTGAACGTGGATTTACTAACAGTTCTGATGCACAATTATTTCAAATAACAGGCTTAAACATTGCGGCGGCAAAACCTTTAAAGATTTTTGCTCAGATTTACGGCACAGTAGACCAATCAGCATGGACTTCAAGCCCAACATTTTATGTTCGGGGGTTTAACGGCACTCAGATTGCATCTTTTGGTCCAGCGTTTTTAGCAGACAGCGGGAAAACGTATTTATGGCAATTTGAGCTAACTTGGGGACCGCGCGAAACAGTAAGCGGTAGAGAATACGGATACATTAACATGGTTCTCGGCTCAAGCCAAAGAGACACGGGAAATCCGACAGGTGCATTTGGGTCTGGTAGTTCTGGCAGTTCACGGGTTCAGGCTCAACCGTCAGATTCGTCTGTGCCTACTACGAGCGCAATTACTTCAATTGAATTCGGAACTATTGGATACAGCACCGACCAGTTTTATTGCAAAAATGTTTTTGTATATTCACTTGCGGTAAGCTAGGAGCATTATGTTATATCGAGGCTTTAAACAAGTATCAACTAATTCGTATGTTGAACGAGTAGATAGCATTGATGCATCTACGTTTATTGGTGCTCCAGACAGCGTAGCTTTAAGTGAAGTATCAGCACAATACAGTATTGAATTAAGTGATTTAACCGTTGTAACAAGTGAATCTGATCCACGAGAAGGTACATTGCTTCATGCTACTATTTCCTGGAATGACCAAACGCGCAATGCAAGAAACGCTTTACTAGCTAATAGCGATTGGACACAAGCAAATGACAGTCCCTTATCATCTAGTAAGAAGGATGAATGGAAAACATATCGGCAGTCGCTTCGAGATTTACCTGTTAATCAAACAGATGTCACAAAAATGACGTGGCCGACAGAACCAAGTTAGGAAAAACATATGCCATTAGTAGTACAATACTCTGGAACATTAACCACTGATGGAACTGAGCAAACATTAAATACGTCTACGTTCGTAGGTGTGCATGTTGTGCAAGTTGATTTATCTGCAATGCAAGCTGGTGATTCTGTACGGCTTAGAACAAAAACAAAAGTACTGACGGGTAGTGCTGTAGCGATATTTATTGAGCAAACATTCTCAGGTGTACAGACTGAACCAATTATTCAAACAGAACCAGTAACATCTCCGTTTTCACTTACAGCAACGCTAGAACGTACTGGTGGTAGTGATAGAGCATATCCGTGGTCTATTAACACCGTCTAGGAGTAGCAATGTCACTATCGTCTACTTTATTATTAGCAACAGGACAGTTTGTTCCAGCTTCTGGAACGGCTGGTATTGCAGTTAATGCAACTGGTAATGCTCATTTGTTTGAAATAATACCAGCAGCAGGAACTGCTACTATAGCAATAGCAACGACGGGAGCACTTCAATTGGTTTATCCAGCAGCAGGAAACGCAGGAATAGCTATTAATGCGACGGCATCGCTACAAACAGTTGGTGCAAGGCTTATGGCTAAGTGCTACGTATCACAAATACCAGAAAGTGCTGGCGATAATGTCTATGCACCCGTACAGCACATTACAATGCGGCGCGGCGACAACCTTATTTTGTACCTACGATTTAGAGATTTGCGAGACAACGTATACCCATTAACTACTGCAGGTAACCTTGCTTCTATTTGGTTTACGGTTAAAGCTCGTTACAGTGAGCCTGATTCTGGGGCGTTAGTACAACGCACAGTAGGTGATGGCATTTTAGTTACTGACGGGCCAAATGGCGAAGCACAGGTGGTATTAACCCATGCTGAGACTTCTATACTAGGTGCGCGAGAGTACGATTATGTCTGGGATGTACAAATTAAACGCGATTTGTACGGCTCAGAGTCTATTATTTCCACAGCTAATGAAGGTACGATGACTGTGAATCCAGATGTCACTATTGATGTTGCTACGCATGTTGAGGTGTCGTCATGAGTATGCTTGGTATAGACGTGCTACATGGGTTTTCTAAGTTTATTGGAGATTATTGGGTCGGTGAAACTACTGCTACAGGCACTACTACCACGATGGTTGATAATAAGCTTGGCCGTTTTGGTGATGATTCCATTGTCGATTTTTATTTACGTCCTATACAAGATACTAATATCTATGAAGTAAGACGGTTAGATAGTTTTATTTCTAGTAGTGGCACAATGACGTTTAGTCCTGCGTATACTATTACACCGCAGATTTACCAGAAGTACGAGCTACACAGGTACGACCCTGCTATTAAATACCAATGTATTGACGAAGCCAGGTATAGAGTTATTGACGATCTGTTTAAGATTGTGTATGACGATACACTTACTGGTGATGGNTACAGTTCGAGTTTTAATATACCTCCTGCAATTAGGCAAGGCCCTGTCCGGGNNTTTGAAGAAAGCCCTATGGACACTGATACAAGTTGGAATCTCCTTTCTACTGCTAATATTGATGCTCTAACTAATTGGACTCCAGTTAACTTTACAGCCACATTAGAATCAGATAGTACTTCAGATGTAACAGTACCTAAATACAAAGACAGCTGTACTCGTTTGTACACTACAGGCAGTGCTGTAGCCACCTACACTCAAGATGTAGCTAATATGTCTAGTGTCACAGCTAGTAGCGCAGCAGGTCGTAAAATGACATTTGGTGTTTGGGTATACTATCGAGGCTTTCCTAACGCTCAGAGCGTGTATGCGTCGATTACGAGCGATTCATCTGACGCTATCATCTCACAAATGCATACAGGTAATGGATGGGAGCTTTTAATTGCAGAAGGAGACATCGAAGGAAAAAATAGCACTGCGTTATCAGTCACAATTACGGCGGAAACTGATAGTCAGGGAACTGTCTTATTTGCTGAAAGGGCTTGGTTCTATTTTGGTGACAGTAGCCGTATTACAGATCGTTACAACCACCTTATGGGCAGGGAAGTCAGGCGTGACGACGTTATTCAAAAAGTATATTTAAACTTTGTTCCTGGATCTGGAAATCAATTACGTCTTGAAGGACGCGATTACATTAGTAGTCTAGGTACAGGGACTGCACAGAACACAAGACGTACAGAAGTTGATGGCGCAAGTGCGCAAATATTGTATGCATCTGCAGCGCAAATTTTATTTGAGCGTGAAGGCATGAGTGCTGAATCAATGGAACAATTACAAACTCGAATTGCTCTTGCTGATAGGAGAAAAAGTGAGGTACGCGACCGTATAGTAATGCCATTTGCTCCATCAGTTAAGAGCGCATATGGCTAAGTCTTCAAATCGTGGTACGTATGATGTATTTTTTGAAGTTGATGGTGACAAAATTGGCTTTAATTTAGCTAGTAGTGAAACTGGTGCAGTAGGTTATGGCACAGGATTAGCTCCAGCTATAGCGCCTCGAGTAGATAATCAAGCGTTTACTTTTAGTTCTGTTCCTCCTGAAATTAAAGTACCTATTACTTTTGAAAACTGGTCAGGTGGCGTAGGGTATCCTGTAGCAGATACAAATCAACCTTTAGTATATAACTATGGAATACGAGTAGACGGCTCAACTCCAGGTATTTTAAGCCGAGTACCAACAAGACAATATTACTTCCCGTCAACATATCCGACTACAGACTTTGGTTTACAAGAGTGGGTTCCTCCCGGATTTGGTCGTGTTAAGCACACCAGTCAGGGCACATTTCTTTTAGCTGGAGATATTTATAAATGGAATTCAGCTGGTAATAATTGGGATTTATCTTATACCACTGCAACGGGTGGTACTGCT